AATTATATAAGGAAATCAGGGCCTTTAGCTCAGTTGGTTAGAGCAACCGGCTCATAACCGGTCGGTCCCGGGTTCGAATCCCTGAAGGCCCACCATTCTTTTATGGGAAACCGATATAGGGGTATAGCTCAGTTGGTAGAGCAGTGGTCTCCAAAACCACGTGCCGAGGGTTCAAATCCTTCTGCCCCTGCCAGATATGCTGATGTGGCACAGGTGGTAGCGCACATCCTTGGTAAGGATGAGGTCACGAGTTCGAGTCTCGTCATCAGCTCCAAAAGAAAACGTCCAAGAATGGCTTGTTTAAGCTGTTTTTGGACGTTTTTGTTTTGCCCAAAAGGGAAAGCCATGGGTCTAAATGTGGCTTAAAATCAGAGAGAGTGAGAGTAGTGCTTTAAGCGTTACTCTCACGGTTACTCTCACTTTTTGCGGCATCCATCATTGCTTGCACTAATTCTTTGCTTTGCTTATGAATATAGTATTTATTTGTTGTTTTAGGGTCAGTATGACCAATGATGCGTGCCAAAATATTTTTATTCATGCCGGCAGAATCCATAAGGCTGGCGAAGGTATGTCTTGTACAATGAGGCGTCAAGCGCGGTTTCTGTCGTTCCTCTATCTTGATTCCGTTTTCGTCCAGTTTGCCCTTGCGATATTCTGGGATAATATGCAGTTCAACCAATGTTGGGAGGAAGATTCGCTCAGTGAAATTGCGGTAATCGTATTTTTTACCGACTTTGTTAGTTACCAGCAAATGAGGAACATCTCCTGGTAATTTTTCCGCACGAGCTTTTGCTTCGTCCATGAAGCCGGATAGGATATTTTTGATTAAAGGATGTATTGGTACGATTCTGTCACGACCGGCGTCCGTTTTGATGCCGCCTATCATGTAATTTTCCTCCATGTTAATGTTTCTAATATCTAAAGAAAGGAAACCAGAGATTCTGAAGCCGGAGTAGACCATAAAAAGAATGTATTGAACGTTTCTGTCGCCTGAATGTTGCCATAGAACCTCCAACTCTTCTGCGGTAAAAATATCCTTTTCGTTTTTGAATTTGACTATCTTTTCGATGTCGATAAGCTCGGCGGTATTGGTTGATATGACGTTCATTTTTACAGCCAATCTGCATAAATAGCGTAGGAGACGCTTGGTCCGCTTGCAGACGTCTATCCCTTTTCCGTCATCAACGATAGCCTGAACGATAGTATCGAAGTCAAACGCACTCAAAGAGCGCACAGCCTTCATGCTGTTGGGGTGTGGATAAATCCATTTGTTCCAGCAGCTTGTATATCCTTCAACTCCTTTCTCGCTCAGATGACAATAATATTTGGGAGCCCACAGCTCATAGAGCTGCCGCAGGGTGATATTGATGTTGTCCTTTATCATATTTTGAGGCAGGCTCTCAAGAGCATTTACTGCTTCCTTTTCTGTTGCATAGTATCCGAGTTTTTCGCTTTGTCGCTTCCCAGTTTCATCGTATCCTAGAGTAATGACAGCAACCCAAGGCTTTTTCCTGGAGCCAGCTTCCTTGTAGACACTTCCAGTTCCATTTCCACGCTTTCTCCGTTTCCCTTTCTTTTTAGTAGTACCTGTACCGCTTTGCTTTTTCCCGCAAAAAAGGCAGTAGACAGAGCCATCCGGTATTTCTTTTTTGCATTTTTGGCACAGCACTATTGATCACGTCCTTTGTATGTTTGCGAGCCATTCCTGTTTTTTTATTCAGGAATGGCTCTTTTTTTTATTATATAGAACTTGAAAAGAAAAATCAGGAAAGCGGAAGGATATTACGAATACAGTAATAATCTTCCATTTTCCTGATTTTATCTGTGTGGTGAGCTAGAATGGGATTGTAGATTTTAACAGAAAGGGGGAGAAGAAGTTGAAAGCTGAGATAATCAAGCCGGAGGTAGCAGCAAAAGAACTCAGGGAAATGGGGATGAGAATTAATGCCCAGAATATCCGGTATGGATTGCGCGAGGGAAAATTTCCTTTTGGTGTAGCCATCAACATGGGGAAGCAGTGGGAGTACCTGATTTATCGAAAATTGTTTGATGAATTTAAGGAACTTGTCTCAAATTAGCAGACGTTTGTGATTTCCCAAATACAGTATATCAATAATTACATAGCCTTTTGATATGATGACACCGATTTTAGCAGTTTGTTTCTTAGGATATGGTGGAGGATTTTTAAGGGTAAATAGGAGGTATCTTCTATGTGCAGCAAAGAAGAGTTGATAAAGCGACTTATTCAGGAGGCATCTGTCCTCACGGATGAGGAAGTGGCAGAGGTGCTGGAATACGCCAAGAGGGAGTTTGAGGCAGTGGTAGAGGATGGAGAGAAAACGCAAAAGAAAGACCCGGCAGAGTAATCTGCCGGGCTAAGTTTTTGGGTTGAATTATTGGTTTTTATTTATGAATTCCTCCGGCAGCTCTATAGGGGCAAGTTCTAAGTTAAGCATAATTTCTCTTAAACGACGAGAAAGTTCTGCATATGCAACAGGTAAAGCTGCTTCTGACATTATTTGCTTTGCTGCTTCTAAATCAACCTGTTCATTCCAAGACATAATAAAAGAAGCATGAAGAGAAAGAGAGAATAAATTTGAACCATCGAAAGGTTTAATGTCGATATTAAAATTAATCAACCCATCATCCATAGTATTTGTGTTAGGTAACGCAAAGGAAGTATCAACATTGACCTTCAATGTTGTCGTTTGTTTTGGTTTTAAAAAATTGGAAAAATTGAAGTTTTTAAATGTTGTTTTTTTTATGGAAATTGTTCTAGACATTATAACAAGCACTCCTATCCAGCGAATTTTCCTTGTAGAATCCCAAAAGTGAAAAATTTGAATTTGTAAAGGGGGCAGGATATTCTGACTTAGGCATGAGAATAAGAATAGACTCTATAGGCGAGTTCTCTATCTTAGAACAATCTGAGTTAATATTATCATACTGTGGAAAGGTATCGCTAGCTGAAATCTTGACAGTAACATCAGAAGAATCTTGCTTAGAGTATTCAACAAATAAATTATCCGAGATATCTACTGTTGACATTGAAGGTAGCTCTAAATCAGGAATATCAATAATAGTACGGCCATTTCCTAAGCGTTGAACGGTCCAATTTTTAGTATCTCCGATGAATGCATCCCTTTTTTTAAGAGCTTCTACATCTGGGTGAAAAATATCTTTTAAGAATTCTTTAGATTCTTCTTTATCTAATATTATTCGACCATTGACAACTTTGCTCATAAAATCACCTCCGAATAAGTTAACAGAACGTATCAACATAAGAATGTATTAAGTCTATTGAGGCGCAATCCAAATACATTCTAACGGTAGAAGATGAATCATTGTTAGGCTTAAATTCCTTAAATCCTAATGTCTTATACCAATCAATTTTTGTAGTTAATGCATCTAATGTGATAAAACGCACAGGCCAATACTCACACAGATTTTGCACATCAGTGATGATTTGTTGAAGAATGTAAGTGCCAAAATGATAACCTTGATACTTTTTGTCAACAGCAATGTATTCAATGTTAACTGCACATAGATGGGGTTCAAAAGAATCCTCATAGAATTCTGATATTTCATCAGGGCATTTACCGATATCAATACTCACAAATTTCAACATATAATAAGCAATGATAGCATCACCATTGGATACGCAAAAGGCGTAAGCTTGATGCAAGATGGTAGGATAATAGGATCGGGATATCAGGTTGTTTATACTCTGATTACCACAATCAAAACTACTCGATGGAACATCAGCAGAAAGTTTATTTATTTCTATTACCACAAATACATCACCATCCTAATTTTATTATAACCTTTTCAATAGTAGTATTGCAATCTATGATTTGTAAATTTCATTTTTAGCAGCCGCTTTCGGGGGTAGGAGCCCGGGAGCGGCTTTTATATTGAGGTGGAAAATAGTGGGAATTATTTCTCATCTCTTTCCGATAAAACAAACCGAATATAGCTCAACACCTTCTTGACCTCTTCCTCAGTCAGCGATTCAGCAAACTCGATCAGCTGCTTCTGGTAGGGGGTGAGAGGGGTGTCCGGCGGCAGTGCTTCGGCGTTGCCGTCTTTTTTTATTTCTGAAGCTGAGTGGCGTCCGAGAAGGTAATCGGTGGATACATCGAAATAGTCTGCAAGCTTAGAAATATCTTCTGCCGAAGGTTTCGATTTTCCGATTTTCCAGTCATAGATTTTGTTGGGGTTTGTTTCAAGTATTTTACAAAGCTGTTGATTAGTGATTTTTTTCTCTTTTGCTAATCTCAGAATATTCTGTACAATATCCACTAAAAACATCCTCCTGATTTATATAAAAGGTAAAATTTCAGAAATATCTTAAAATATGATTGATTTTCAGAATAATCTGAATTATAATATAACTAAGTTAAAAAACAGCCGAATGTTATAACCTTGTTATAACATATTTTCAGCCGATTGGGGTTGACAATCGACTGAATGTTCTCTAGTTAGAATTGCTTTCCGCATGGACAAGCTCAGCGCGCACGAGAGCCTTTCCATCGTCGTCGAGCTTATCCCAGCGGGAGGCAAGCTCAAGCGCTTCCGGCGAGAGCTCAGAGGGGGAAACGGTGCGTCCCAAGAGATAGTCTACCGAGCAGCCAAGATAGTCGGCAATGCGGGCAAGATTGATGCATGACATTTGCTTCCCTTTAGAAAATTCTGAGATAGCGTTAATATTCATATCGCAATCATTTAGAAGAGTTTTCATCGCAATTTTTTGAGATTTAGCACAAGATTTTATTCTTGCAGCAATCGCTTGTGTATCGTACATAGGAAACCTCATTTATGAATAAAATATTAAATATCACGTTTTAGCCTGATTATTATTGAAAATCAAGCTAAAACGTGATATAATATAACTATGTTAAGGGTTACACCTTAATAATAACACAAAAAGGAGAAAATGCCAATGAGCAAGAAAAAGAAAAGCGACCGCAAGGAATCCCAAACCAATAAGATTCTCCTCGCAGTCGCCATCATCGAGCTCATCAAGGCGGTTGTCGAGCTGATCGACTTCCTTCTTGAATGAGGGCAGGGGAGGCAACTCCCCTGCTAATAAGATACCTTTTTCTGTGTTCGTTGTCAATAGATAAACAGGAAGGAGAACCCAAATGGAGACCGTAAGAATGATCTTAGATGTCATTTCGATTGTTTTCTATTCGATAGTTATCGTTTATGTTCTAAGGAGGTGGAATAGATGATCGGTGAAAACATCCGTAGAATCCGCAAAGACAAAGGTCTGACGCAAGCCTATGTTGCACGGCAGGCAGGTATCACACAGGCGATGCTTTGCTGGATTGAGCGGGGGACCAGGAATCCGACCCTGCAGGTCGGCATGGCAATCGCAAAGGTCCTGGGCTGCACCGTCGAAGACCTGCTGGCAGGGTATGAACCCGGAACGATGGAAAACGACTCGCAGCAGGAAGGCGCCTAACTTTATTATACCAACCAAGGAGGTAAAACAAAATGGGACAAAACCCAACAAAAGCCGCTGGTAACATCTATTGCCAGAAAAGAAAAGAAGCGGCGAAGTTTAACGACCGGCTCAACAGCAGGGAGGGAGCGTCCGAACTGCTGGGAGTATCACCCTCAACCCTCGCAGACTATGAGCTGGGAATTACCAAAGTGATTCCGGTAGATGTAGTGGTTAAGATGGCAGAGGTTTACAATGCACCGGAGCTGATGCCGCATTATTGCCACAACGAGTGCCCGCTGGGGGACTTGTGCTACCAGGAACCGAAGCTCAAAAGTCTGGACCGAGCAGTGATTCAGCTTTTGGCATCACTGAGACTAGGCGAGGGTGCAGGAGAAAACCTGCTTGCCATTGTAGCGGATGGAGAGATTTCATCAAACGAAGAACAGCAGTTGCAGGAAAGCATGGTGATGCTGGACAGCCTCGCTCATTGCATCGCTGAATTGCAATTAAGAATTCGGAAAGGAAGGTGACTTTATGGAATTTAAGACAGAATTAAAAACGAAAGATGGGAAAGTCATTCCGAAGGAATCAATATGGAAACCACAGGAAGCAGCCTGCCGGCTGATGGCAGATGCTATTCGGCGTAAGCAGCAGGAGAAAACTGAAAAAACCCAAAATAACTAGGAGGGAAAACCTTTGAAGCGAACAGCAATCATCCTCTGTATGTGCCTGCTGGCAAGCGGATGCGCTCCCAGAACGGTAGCGGAGGATGCAGAACCAACAGAGCAACCCAGTGTGATATTGACGCTGGCAGAAGAGCCGGTGCCAATTACTTACCGGGTGTGTGCAAGTGTAAAGGCAGACAAGCCCGCAAAAGTTTACCGGGATATCCCATTGTCCCACGCATTACAGGATGTAGCGGATAGGGCCTGTGAGGAATACGGTATCCTGCCGGATGTGCTATATGCGGTGATGAAGGTGGAGAGCGGATATCAGGTGGATGCTCAAAACGGCAGCTGCTACGGGCTGATGCAGATACACACCATCAACATGGAGTACCTCAGCAGCAATATCGGAACCACCGACCTCACCGACCCGGAGCAAAACATCCAAGCAGGGGCATTTATCCTTGGTGGTTATCTTGAAAAGTACAGCCTGACGGACAGCCTGATGGCGTACAATCTCGGCGAGGGCGGAGCAAAGCGGCTCTGGAAGCAGGGCATCCACGAAACCGGCTACACCAAAAAGGTGCTGGAGAGCATCGAAGGAAACAGAGTTTAAGGAGGTAGAGTAATGTTTGAGCTGATGTATTTAATCGCACTGCCAAGCCTGTTTCTGCTGGTTCTGTGCGGGCTTTATGGCTTAACGACATGGTTTTCCATGCAAAAAGAAAAAGCCCTGACGAAGCGTCAGAGCCGAGCAAAAGCAAACGGAAAGGTTGTTCCACCGACCGAAGTGACCAACCTTTCCGTATACGGGAACTAAAGGAATTAGTTCTTTCCCATTGTACACCATTTTATTAAAAAATGCAAGGGAGGAAAAATGACGTGAGAGATTGGACAAGCGAAAACGAGCGCTACGATGCACAGTGCAAGGAACCGCAGGGAATCATTTGTTCCCAGTGCGGAGAGCGATGCAGTGAAGAGAGGATCACCCATCTGGATGGCAATCCGATTTGCGACGACTGCCTAAAGGAGTACATCGAAGAGTACAGCAAAAGCCATGCAGAAGATTTCACAGAAGACTTTATTTCCGAAAATTTGGATGAACGCTCCGCTGACTACTGGGAGAACGACATGAGCGACCAGCAGAGGAAAGAAGTCATGCGGCTGGCTTACTTACAAGCAAAGCAGATGCATAAGGAGTACCACGCACACGACATCGAGGAGAGCGACCGTGAGTTTTGCTTTGCATCAGACGATTACACAGATTTTGTGAGGGACAGGCTATGCTGGTAGATAATCGGACAGATTGGCTCAAGGCACGGCGGAAAGGGATTGGCGGCAGTGACGCTGCCTGTGTCCTGGGAATTTCTCCATGGAAAAGCAATGTTCAGCTGTGGGAAGAAAAAACAGGAATCACCGAGCCGGAGGATATTTCGGAAAAGGAAGCGGTTCGCTTTGGAAAGGAATCCGAAGCGGCAATCAGAAGATTGTTTGAGCTGGATTTTCCACAATTCCACGTTGATTATGATGAATTTGGTATGATTGCAAACGAACCGGATTGCCCGTTTCTCTTTGCAACGCTGGACGGAGAGCTGACCGACCGGAACGGCAGAAAAGGGGTGTTGGAAATCAAAACCACCGAAATCAGGCGCTCTGTTGATTGGAAAAAGTGGAACGGACAGATACCCGATTATTACTATGCGCAGATTGTTCATCAGCTGCTTGCGACCGGGTATGAGTTTGCTGTTTTAAAAGCCAGAATCCGGGAACGCAGCGAGTACGGCTGAAAAGCAACCGTCCGGCACTATCGCTTTGAACGGCAGGATATGTCGGAGGATATTGCTTACTTAAAAGAAAAAGAAATCGCCTTTTGGCAGGCGGTACAGACCAAAACCAGACCGGCTCTGATTCTGCCGGAGATTTAAAGGAGGAACAAGGAATGGAAGTCAGACTGACACCTTCAATCGAACAGGTTATCCCGCCGCAAATCAGCTTCAACTTCGAGGAAATCAAAGAGGAGCTGGCAGGGAAATTACAGGTTTATCGGAACATGGTAGTTACCGAGGACGGCATTAAGGAGGCAAAGGCGGACAGGGCAAACCTCAATAAATTTAAAACGGCTCTTTCCGACAGCAGGAAATCGGTGAAGCGTCAATGGAATCAGCCGCTCAGTGACTTTGAGGACAAGATGAAAGAACTGGAACAGATGGTAGACGCTCCGATCGGGGCGATAGACCGGCAAATCAAAGCCTTTGACGAAATCAAAAAGCAGGAAAAGCGGCAAACAATTGAGGAATTTTTTGCAGAAAACATCGGGGATTTGAAAGAAATTCTCCATCTTGAAAAAATATGGAACGAGCGTTGGCTCAACGTTACCTATTCGATGAAAGAAATTGAAAAGGAGATTCTGGAAAAAATCCGCAAAGCGCACAGCGATGTCAGAATCATTATGGCAATGCAGCTGCCTTGTTGCGACCAGATGATTTCCACCTACTTGAATACGCTGGACATGAGTGCGGCAATGGAAGAAAAACACCGCTATGAAGAAGCGCAGAAGGCAAAGGCACAGTTAGAAAAGCAGCAGGCTGAGACTGCACCCTGTTCGCCTACGGCGCAACAGACTGTTAGCGCAGAGAAAGAACAAACGGCAGAACAGATGAATATGCAGCAGGAAGCTGCCCCGGAGCTGCGGGTTCTGGATTTTCGTGTATGGGTGACACCGGAGCAGATGAAGGCTCTGAAAGAGTTTTTAATTTGTAACCACATTAAGTATGGGAGGGTTCAGTAATGGCAAACAGTTTGGTAAAAGGCGAGAAAAAACAATCGTTCAGCGTGTTTTTAACGCAGGATGCAATCAAAAAGAAAATCAATGAAGTAATTGGTGGCAAAGGCGGACAGCGGTTCATGACCGCTATCCTTTCCGCAGTTACCAACTCCCCAGCGCTGCAGGAGTGCGATTCGATGTCGATTTTAAACTGCGCATTTTTGGGGGAATCCTTAAACCTTTCGCCCTCTCCGCAGCTGGGACAGTATTACATGGTGCCGTATAAAAAGAAGGACAGAAACGGCAATGTTTTAGCGGTAATCGCTCAGTTCCAGCTTGGCTACAAAGGTTATATTCAGTTGGCAATCCGCTCTGGATATTACAAAAAAATCAATGTGATTGCCATCAAAGAAGGGGAACTGAAACACTTTGACCCTCTCAACGAGGTAATCGAGGTAGAAATTATTCAGGATGAGCGTGAGAGGGAGCAGGCAAAGACGATTGGCTACTATGCCATGTTTGAGTATCTGAATGGGTTCCAGAAGGCAATGTATTGGAGCTACGAAAAGATGCAATCGCACGCTGACCAATACTCGCAGGCATACAGTGCAGAAGCACACCAAAGAATTTTAAGAGGGGAAGTTCCTCAAAAAGATATGTGGAAATACTCCTCTTTCTGGTACAAGGATTTTGATGCTATGGCATACAAAACGATGTTGCGCCAGCTGATTTCCAAATGGGGCATCATGTCTACGGAACTTCAGATGGCGATGGAAAACGATATGGCAGCTATCCGGGATGATGGCACACCGGAGTATGTAGATAACGATACGACACCGATTGAGCCTGCACAGGCTCCGGTATACGAGGCACAGTCAACAGAGATTCCGACCGGAAACAACATCGAGGATGATTTCTTCGCAGGGCTGGAACCGCCGCCGGAACGATAAAGCAAAAGGAGGATAGGGACAATGGAGGAAGGATGGCTTTCAGGGTACATACAGGACTATGATGGGCAGGCTTTAACTCTCATTGTCCCTTTTTCCGATTCAGAGTACATCAAAACCCATAGTGTTACAGAGTGCTCTGTGAGGGTCGAGGACGGTCGGAGAATCAGCGCAGTACAAAGACGCAAAGTTTACGCTCTTATCCGCGATATTGCCGACTGGACGGGCTACGAGCCGCAGGAGCTGAAAGAATTGATGAAGTACGATTTTATATCCCAGCAGGAGGACGGAACACAATACTTTAGCCTGTCCGATGCAGACATGACAACAGCAAGAAACTTCATCACTCACCTGATTGACTTTTGTGTTACCAATGCCATTCCTTGCAAGGTCAGCCTTTTGGAGCAGTGCGAGGATATAGAAAAATATCTATATGCCTGCGTTGCCAATCGCAGATGCGCTGTTTGTGGCAAAAAGGCAGACATTCACGAAGTGGAGCGAGTAGGCATGGGGCGAGACCGCAGGAAGATGCACCACCTAGGGCAGTTGGTTGAGCCGTTATGCCGACAGCATCATCAGGAGGTAGACCAGATGGGGCAAAAGAGCTTCGACGAAAAATATCATTTGCAGGGCATTAGATTGGATGAACAGCTTTGCAAAATCCTGAAATGGAGGAAATAGAATGCTGAACAGGGTAGTTTTAATGGGGAGGCTGACCGCTGACCCAGAGTTAAAGAAAACAACGAGTGACCTTTCTGTGCTATCGTTCACGGTAGCGGTTGAGCGCAATTACAGCGGCAACAAAGACAAACAAACAGACTTCATCAACTGCGTTGCATGGAGACAGACGGCAGAGTTCATCAGCCGGTACTTCTCCAAAGGCAAGATGATTGCACTGGAAGGTTCGATTCAGGTCCGCAACTATACGAACAAGAACGACAACAAGCGGCAGGCAGTAGAGGTTTTGGTATCTCAGGCGTATTTTGCAGGGGACAACTCACAGAAGCAGGGACCGGCAGCGGATACAAAGAACTATCCCCCAATCACTTATTCTTCGGGAGCTCCCGAAGACTTCACCGAAGTTCCAGAGGAAGAGGGAGACCTCCCGTTTTAATATGGTCAGAAAGAGGTAAAGTATGGCACGTCCGCAAAAGGAAGGCTTGGAATACTTTTCTTTGGATGTGGATTTTTTCTCGGACCGCAAAATCAAGATTTTAAAAGGCAGGTTCGGTGCAGATGGCATCACTTATTATCTATACCTGCTGTGTGAGATTTACAAGGGACATGGCTACTACCTGGAGGTAGACGAGGATTTTGATTATATTACATCCTCTGAGCTGGGTATGAGCCCTGAAAAAATAGGGCAGATGAGGAAATTCTTATTGGAACGGTCACTGTTTGATAACAAACTTTTTCAGTCGGACACTATCCTCACGTCCACCTCAATACAGAGACGATTTCAGTTGGCTGTAAAGTCCCGAGCCAGTAAAAACCCGGTCGTCGTCAATCCAAAGTTTTGGCTTCTTTCAAAAGAAGAAACGCAAAGCTTTATTAAAATGCACCCTATTTTAAATAATTCCGAGAAAAACCCCCGTTATTCCGAGAAAAACCCTAGTTATTCCGAGAATTATGACATAAAGAAAAGTAAAGAAAATGTTGTTGTTGTTACGCGCGCGCGTGAAGAAATGATACGCTGTTTTGAACAGAATATGGCTCCGACGACGATAGCAGTGGAACGGGAAATCGGCGCTTATCTGGAAGAAAAACAAGTAACTCCCGAGCTGATGAGGGCAGTTATTGAGTATTCAGCATTGTCGGGCGCGAAAAGCTGGCGTTATGTGCAGACGGTATTAGATAATTGTCTCCGCGAAGGTATTGCGACACCGGAACAGTTCCGACAAAACATACGCTCGGAATCCAACGGACAACGTACAAGAAAAAAAGAAGAGCCATGTTCGTCGTCAATCGACTTTGAGGCATTGCAGCAGTATGTCACCTATGGAGGGCACTATGAAAGCGAAAAAAAGACAATGTAAAATTTTTTATTGTGACCGTAGAAGAGGAAAATTTTGCTGTGCGGACTGCGGGTACAAAGACTGCACGAACAGCGCACGATGCAAAAAGCCATGCCTAAATGACCCGAAACTGTGCGGAGCTGTTTTGGAAAAGGATGATAAAAATGTCTAAGCGACAGCAGCAACAGCTAGAAAAGCGGTCAGCGGGCTTTATGGGGGAGTTTAAAAAACTCCTCTACCGACACCAGGCATGGGAAGTATGGAGCGATTTCTGCACGATGGCAGCCATCTCCATAGCCAACGCGGTGGACAAGCGGCACTTTGAAGCGAGGGAGAATCTCTATCTGGATACCATCAAACGATATACCAAAGAGGAGCAACAAGTTTTTCCGATTTTGTTTGCTGAAACAGTGATGGAGTTAGAGCGCAACCCAGATCAGGATTTCCTCGGGAAGATGTTCATGCAGCTGGAACTTGGAAACCACTGGAAAGGGCAGTTCTTCACTCCATACAATGTTTGCCACCTCATGGCAGAAATGAATATGGATGCGCAGGTAAAGAACATCGAGGAAAAAGGCTGGATATCCGTCGGGGACTGCTGTTGTGGTGCCGGAGCAATGCTGGTTGCATTTGCCAATGTGTGCCGGAAAAAGAAAATCAACTACCAGCAGTGCGTGATGTTTGTAGCGCAGGACATCGACCCGATAGCGGCTTATATGTGCTATATCCAGTTATCTTTATTAGGTTGCCCAGGGTATGTGAAAATAGGAAACGCGCTGTCAGAGCCGCTTGTGCAGGGAGATGAAGCAAAGGAATGTGTTTGGTGCACACCGATGTACTTCTCTCAGGTATGGCAGACAAGGCGCTGGATGGAGTGGATGAAATCCCTTTGTCCACCGCAAGAGAAACAAAATCAGGAAATGGAGCCGGCTATCCTGATAAAATATCATTCAAAATCACAGACGTTTCAGAATATTGGAGGAATCACAATGACAATGGAGCAGTTAAACAAGCAGATGGAACAGTATCAAAAAGGCACTTTGGAACACTGCATCGGCATGGAGCTGATGGAACTGTGCAAAGGAAACGAAGGAGCAGCTGAGATTGTAGAGCAGGACCTTGCTAAAAAAGGCATGACACTTTCAGATTGTGCGAAGAAGATTCGAGATTACGCCAGAAACCACCAGAAGGGCGGATTTTTTGAGATGGACGATGCGCTCTCTGAAAAACTGGTTTGCGAGTTTTACGGAATCAGCAAAGCTGAAACTGGTGCTTCTGAGGCTGTTCTGGAAGAGCCGCAGGAGGAACAGCGAGAAGAAGCAACAGAGCTTAGTTTTTCCTTGGAAGATTTGTTGTAGGAGGCAGGCAGTATGCGTTTGGCAGAAAAACGGGAATGGATGGCACTCCCTTACGATCCGGCGCCGGCAATAGAAGTACCGGAGTATAGCGAAAAAACGTTTTGTGGCTATCACCGCAAAGGCAGAAACTACATAGCAGGAGCAAGAACAGAGGGGGATACACTGATTTTTACTGTATACAGCAGTTCAGGAGCTCCGGTTTACCGCACATTCCAAAAACCGGACGAGCTATTTTCCCAGTTCCCAGGTAGGGAAAAACCGAGTGATGCAACAATAACAAATGCGCTGGACTGGTCTGGATGGTATCACATGATGCCGGAAGATACAAATTTGGTAAGAGCATGGTGCAAAAATAATGCTCCGTTCCCTTTTGCAAGTTCAGGGGATGGTGGAGTAACTATCCTGAAAAGGTATCAGGAAGCATTGAGGAAAACCGAGCTGGACCGTCGCCACGACAGAACCAGAAAGATGGTGGACGAGGTGATGAAGGAGATACACCCCCTCTCGCAGGAGGTGCTGGACTGGGTAAAGGACGAGGTGATGAAGCCGTATCGCTATATCTTTTATAACTACCAGAAAGGAAAGAAAATCCAGAAAGGATTTTGCTCCTATTGTAATCGGACGGTGGACATCAAGGGAACCAAGCATAAAGGAACGGCAATCTGCCCTCATTGTCACAGCGAAGTCACCCTCATTGCAAACGGAAAATACAGGGACAAGGTGGCGCGAATGCAGGACCAAAGTCACTTTGTTTATATCCAGCCCACAAAGGATGGTTGGTGTGCCCGGTATTTTGATGTTGTTTCAGTGATGGACGGGCGCGGAGGCAAGGACAGCAGTCAGTATTATCACAAGGAAATCGGGCGGTATTTTTACAGTACACAGAAGAGCTGCTACACCGGCTTCTATGAGTGGAAGAATTTCTTCCAGACTGGTGAGATGCGATTTTGCAAGGTGGATGAAAGGTTTTCGATGCCTTGCAAGATTTACCCGAAAAGTCTTAACGCGGTCCGACAAAAGGATTCCAGATTGAGGTACATCCCACTGGAAGACATAGCGGCGCACATAAAAGAGGATGCCTGCCTGCTGATTGACGCTTGCTGGCGGACACCACTGCAGGTGGAGTATATGGCAAAGTTGGGATTATACCGGATGCTGGAGGAAAGCGTGAGCCGGTACGGACACAAAATTCCGGAAGGAAAAACACCTGCGGAGATGTTCGGATTATCCGGGCAGCCGCTAAAGGCAATCCTCAAAACCAACCCAAGCTGGGGAGAGGTTGAGACATATCGAAAAATCATCGAGCATCAAAAAAATGCAGATGTCGATGTTTTCTGTCGGCTCTACCAAAAGTCCGGGTATCATATGCGGCTTCCGGAGCTTGCAAACTATATTTCTCTGCCCAAAATTGAAAACTACTTGGAAAAGCAGGAGAAGCTGCGACCGGAGGTTCCGGAGGACAGGCGGGCTGATATGATTTTAGGCGACTGGCTGGACTATCTGAAAACTTGCAAAAAACTTGGGTATGACATGAAAGAAGACAGAATCCTCAGACCCAAGGATTTAGGGACTGCTCATGAAGAAACCGCCGTTTTAGCGAAAGAAAAGGAGCAGGAAATCACTCGGGAGGGAATCCCAAAAAGGGCAAAAGAAGCTCAGAAATACGCATGGGAACAGGACGGTTTCCTTATCCGACCGATTGCAACGCTAAAAGAGCTGGTAGCAGAAGGGACAAAATTAAAGCATTGTGTGGCAGGGTACGCCTCGTCTTATGCCGAAGGAAGGTGCAAACTGTTTTGCATCCGAAAGAAATCGGAGCCAGATACCCCTTATTACACCTTGGAACTTGGAAAAAATGACAGGTTGGTTCAGTGCCGCGGCTATCGAAACGATATAGAGAACGGCTATAAAATGCAAAAAGAAGTTGAGAAGTTCGTTGAGCAATGGATGAGTAAAGTGGTAAATCCGAAGAAAAAGAAAAAAGAGCGTATTAAAGTAAATGCAGCATAGGAGGATATGAAAATGTACGAAATCGAAAATATGAGCTTTGAAGAAATCGAAGCAAAAGGACGCTTGGAACAGCTTGCGGTGGAGATTGTAACCTTTGACCGACAGGCAAAAATCACAGCAGTAAGCTGCGCTATCGAAATCGGGGAGCGCCTGCTGGAGGCAAAAGACCTTGTTCCACATGGAGAGTGGGGAAACTGGCTGAAGGTGAATGTGAACTACAGCCAGTCCACTGCAAACAACTTCATGCGGCTTTACAAGGAGTACGGGAACGACCAGGGGAGCCTGTTTACCACGCTGACAAATTCACAGACGATTATGAATCTGGATGTTTCCAAAGCCCTTGCACTTACCGTGCTTCCACCAGAGGAGCGAGAGGAGTTTGTATCAGAGCACGATGTAGAGAGTATGTCCACCCGGGACCTGAAAGAAGCCTTGCAGGAAAACAAGGAGCTTAAACAGCAGCAACAGCAGCTGAAACATCTGCTGGAAGAAAAGGAACGGCAAGCCACCGAAAGTGCTTCCCAGCTTGATATTGCTATCAGTGAGCGGCAGAGGATGCAGGATAAGCTTAACGAAAGCGTAAACCGAAATGCCGGATACGAAAAATCGCTGCAACTTAAAATTGATGCAGCAAAGAGATTGGAAGCGGAAAAGAAGGCTGCGGAAGAAAAGCAGAAGGAAAGTGAGAAAAAGGCTCAGGAGCTTCAGCGGAAAATGGAGGAGCTGGAAAACCAAAAGCCAGAAGTGGACCAGCAGGTCATTGGAGAATTGCAGGCAGAAGCCGAAAAAGAAGCAGAGAGACGTTTTGCACAGGAAATCGAGAAACTAAGAGCTGAAAAAGAAAAAGCCGAGCAGAGGGCAGCAGAAGCCGAGGAAAGAAACAAACAGCTCCAGAGCAAGGCAAACAGTGAGCAAAGCAAAGAGCTGATTGTCTTTGATGAAAAGTTTAAATCCTTTCAAGACAGCTATAACCAAATCAATCAGCTTATTGCAAAGATGGAAACTCCAACTGCGGATAAAGTCAGAGGAGCCGTCAGAAAGCTCTTGAGTGTAATGGAACAGAAACTGGGGTGATTAGATGAACAGCAGGAAAAATCCGCTCTACAATGCAAGCGGATATAAAGACACTACAGCGTTCCTTGCCATTAAAGATAGGTGCTGTTAGAGATTATATGGTGATGCAGTTATTAGGTGGATTTAAATGTACAAAGGCAACATCCAGTGGATATGAGTGGACACTAAAAGATGGAAGGGTTGTCGAACTGAGGGTCACCATTAAAGATAAAGTAATGGAGGAAACAAAATGAAACTCACAGGTACATATAACGGCAAACAAATTGAACTTGAACTCACCGAGGAACAGGTTGAGGTTTTGAAAAAGGAAGAGAAGAAAACTGGTTGGGAGAGAGTAAAAAACAATGAATCATACTGTGTTAATTTTGCTAATGGTTGTGGCTTGAGTACAGAAAGGTTTGACGACATTGATGCTAATAGATATGAAAAAGCTAACTATTTTTCCGACGAAACTCTTACTAAAAATATCATCAGGGCACAAGCCCTCCAGCGTAAATTGTGGCGCAGAAGCGCAGAATTGTGCGAGAAGGTGGATTGGAGAAATCCAGAAACTAAAAAGTATTACATTATCTACGATTATAAAGACGACGACTTATGTGTTGATTTTTGTATTTTTGGTAGAGGTTTAGAAGAAATATACTTTGATACCGAAGAACACGCCGAACAAGCCATCAAAGAATTTAAGGACGAACTGCTTTGGTATTTTACAAAATTTGAGAGTAGGATGGATTAGGAGGAATCTCGATGAAAACCCAAGAAATCATCAAAGCTCTGCGCTCAACACCCAGCCGGAGCAAGAGGACGCTGCTGGATAAGGCAGCGGACAGGCTCGAAAAATTACAGGCGGAAAACGATAGGCTTATCCGCAGCATGCTAAATCCTTCTGACGACAAATCAGAATCTGGATTGCTTGAGGAATAACGGAGGAGTGGTTATGAAATTTTACAACAACATATCCAACCTCCAGGATTGGGAGCAGACCGTCCGGGTGACTTTGCAGTGCGGACCGTACAAAGGATACATTTCTTTTGCGGTGATTGGAAATCAGTTTGGAAAGAATGTTTTGGCGTTTTACCCAGACCAGTTGACCCCGAGAGATATTAGTGCATTTGTGGAAAACGAGTGCAACATGGAAATTGACCCAACCAGGAGGATTTTGCACTTTGATTTAAAATCAGAGGAGCTTAACAGCACGCAACACTATGAGCTCCCTTGCATGGATGCCAGAATCGACAATATGGTTGTTGCTGTGGAAATCGTAGAATCGAAGCCGTATAAACGCAAAAAATAGCAGCAAAAAGGGAGAGCCGGAGCCCTCCCCCTCTGCAAAGAAATCTATGACAATATTAGTTTATCAGAAAACCATCTTTGCATCAAGGGGGAGGCAAAAGGCTATGGGATTGACGGAACAGGAAATCATTAGACTTGCAGCAGAACAGGCGGCAAAAGTGACAATGGAAACCCTAGAGGGGCAGAGAAAAAAAGCGAAGAAGGAAAGGAGGGATTGGAGGTTAAGGAATACAAGATTGCTCCTGGACCACCTCCAGCGCTTTAGGGACCATGCAACTCAGTCGGTATTTGATGTGCGAAAGGTTTTGGAATCAGCACAAAACGACCCGCAGGGAGTTTATTCGCAGCAACTTTCTAGCCGGCAGGACGTTTACTTGGAGGGATTAGCCATCTCCACAGGGAGAACCGAGGCGTTGGTAGAGCAAACAGAGTCGATGCTGGAACTGTACAGAATACAGTGTGAAAAAGGCAACGCGGAAAAGCAGCGGAGGTACCGGGTGCTGAAAGCCTACGCCCTGGAAGGGGAGGACTATCAGCTGATTGCAGAAAAGGAATCGATTTCCAAAAGCACAGTTTTCCGGGATATTGACCTTGCAACAGAGGAGTTGTCTGTGATGCTTTTTGGAGCCGACATTTTTTATGACATGGATGGTGCCGGCGATGGGAAAAAGTTAGGAACACAAACGGAAAACAATATGTTATAATAACTATACTGCCAAACTGTCAAAAAGGAAAAATATCTAGAAGCAAAGAGGACTGTATCGTTTTGATACGGTCCTTTTGCTGTAAAAGATGTAAAAAATATAAAAAACCTCTTGACTTTTTGTCACGCAATAACTATAATATAGGTGTGACAAAAAGTGAGGTGATACGATGTCACCACGAACAGGAAGACCAAAAGCAGAAAAACCGAAAGAGATTCGATACAGTATTCGTTTAGATATGGAAACGGAAGAACGCTTGAAAGAATACTGCGAAAAAAACGGAATCACAAAAGGCGAAGCAATTCGCCGCGGAATAGACCTGCTTTTGAGTAAAAAGAAATAGGACTTTGGTGCCCGACCGTAGGAAAGTCGCACCAAAGCCCTATGCCGACAAGGAAACCCTTATCTGAAATCTATTTTACATCAGATAAGGCTTCTTTGTCAAACGCAAAATTGACAGGAGGTCTTTTTATTTATGAGAGAAAAGACATTTGAGGAATATCAGAGGGAACATCGTTCGGATTTCGAGGGAAAAAGCCGAGAAGAACTGATTGCCATGTTGATAAGAGAAGCGTCTGTATTAACAGATGACGAGGTTGATGAGGTTTTGGCGTATGCAAAGGGAATGTTTGAGGTCACAGAGAAAGTGGGGTAAAATAGATGAATGAGCTGATTCAAGTCAATTATGACAACGACAGACCGACCGTATTAGCAAGAGATTTACATGAATTTTTGGAGGTTCAAACCCCTTACCACAAATGGTTTCCGAGAATGTGTGAATACGGTTT